AAAGAACCGTTACAACGATCCTACATATTACAAGAGGTTCACCCTTGGTGTTGACAGAAGTAAAATGCGTTTGTATGATGTAGAACAATCCGGTCAAGATGGACTGGCTGATGCAGGTCAAGACAAACCAATTAACACTTTTGGTGAACGAGAATTGAAAGCTAAGAAATCGTTTGATGGATTTAAAATATGATGTTGTCTAAGGAAGATGCTATTCATTGTGCCAAAGTATTTGAAGATTACTTTAGTAACTTTGAACGCATTGATGAATATATGCGAGACCAAAAATTGGCCTCGTTGTCTGAAATGACAACAAACCCATTATTCCCGGTTGAAGATGATTTGTTCTCTGATTTTTCTATGCATCCAAATGACATGGAAATTGATGTTATTGAATGTAACACCAAGACATGGGAAACTTTACTGAATATCACTTCATCACACATTAACATTTCACCTGTTGGTCGCCAAATTCGTTTAGGTGTCAAAGAGAAAAAGACAAACAAGTTCCTTGGATTCATTCGCATTGGTTCTCCAGTTATCAACTGCAAACCTAGAAATGAAATGCTTGGACAAGTATTCACACAAAAGCCGGAGACTGCAAAAGCATTCAATAACACCACAATGATGGGGTTTGTTATTGTACCTGCACAACCTTTTGGTTTCAATTACTTGGGAGGAAAGTTACTTGCAGCTATCTGTTGTTCCCATGAAGTCCGTGAAATCATTAACAAAAAGTATGATATGAACTTGTGTATGTTTGAAACCACAAGTCTTTATGGTTCTTCCAAGTCATCTTCACAGTATGATGGTATGAAGCCATATATAAGACATAAAGGTGAAACTGAAAGTGATTTTCTGCCAATGATGCACGGAAAACCTTATGAGAATTTGCGTAATTTTGTAGAATCTAAAGTTGGTAAAATTGTTGAAGATGACATATCAAGCAAGAAACTAAAAACAAGCATGAGAATCATTGCTTTAACAAAAGCTGGACTAAAAGGAACAGAAGAACTCAAAAGATTCAATGAGGTAATTGAGAATGCAAAGAATTTAACTGAACAAAAGAGATACTACATATCTAACTATGGCTTTGAGAATTTTATCGATGTTGTCAATGGTGAAACTGATATTTTGATTAAAGATGAAAACTATGATAAGTTTAGCCTTGAAAATATTATTAAATGGTGGAAAAAGAAAGCAACAAATCGTTATCTGACACTGACAGATGAACTTAGACTCAGAACGGAACTTGAGGTCTGGACTTCAGGTAAAAATATTGACATTATGAGGTAAATTATGAATCCTATGATAACAGTGATAACTCCAACAACCGGAGCATCTTGCGTCCGTCAAGCACTTGATGGTGTTAAGAATCAAACATATAAAAACATACAACATCTTGTGGTGATTGATGGTGACCATGCAAAAGCCAATCCAATAATGCAAGAGTATCCCAATATTGATTTAATCAAGTTGCCGTATGCTACAGGAAAAGAACAATATAATGGTCACCGAATTTATGGAGCTATGACATATCTAGCTAAAGGTGATTTCTTTTGTTTCCTAGATGAAGACAATTGGTATGAAGAAAATCACATAGAAACTCTTGTTGATGTTATAAGAAAAGGAAATGACTGGGCTTACTCATTTCGAAAAATTGTTAATCAGGAGGGTGAATACATATGTAATGATGATTGTGAATCATTGGGTAAATGGATTTCAGTTATTAATGATAATTTTGTCGATGTTAACTGTTTTATGATTCCAAAACGAGCCGCATTAGGTTTTTCACCTTATTGGTATCGTAGAGCTAGACACCCCGATGACCAACCGGAAATTGACAGGATACTATCACCTTTTATGATGCAGAATATGAAACAGTTTGATACAAATTTCAAATACACAATAAATTATAGAGTTGCTAGCCGGTCAGACTCCGTTCAAGCTGAGTTTTTCATAAAAGGTAATGAAATGATGAAACAAAAATATAATGGTGATTTACCTTGGAGGAAATAATTTATGAATTTGTCTAAGACTATTGGAGTATTGAAATGAAAAAAAATTTAATCATTGGTGCATTCTCAGGTTACAATTATAATCAACTCAAACCTTGGGTTGAATCAATTGACGATGCAGGTATAACAGCTGAAAGATGTATGATTGCTGGTCAAACCGATCCAGATACATTAAACAAACTGGAAGAAAAGGGATTCATTATAAAAAGAATGCCACCTACAACAAACTTACCACCACACATTGCTCGTTGGATTGTTGTTTATGACTTTTTGTTGGAACACAGCGACAAGTATGACAATGTAATAATGACTGATTTGAAAGATGTTTATTTTCAAACAGACCCGTTTAAATGGCTAACTGAAAACTTAGGTGACAAAAAAATTGTTGCAGGTGCTGAATGCATCAAATACAAAGATGAACCTTGGAACAATCAAAATTTAATTGACACTTTTGGACCTTATATTTACGAAAAATTTAAAGATTTTGAAGTGTTTAATGTTGGAGTTCTTGGAGGTAAAATTGAATATTTGCGAGACTTGTTCTTACACAATTACCTATTAGCTTTAAGAATTCCTGGTGCTCTTGACCAAGGAACATTCAACTTACTAATGCACACTCATCCCTATAAAGACATAGTTTTGTTTGCTAAACAGAAAGATGGATGGGCTTGTCAAGCTGGTGTTGTAGCAGACCCACTAAAGATAGATTCGTTTAGACCTAAATTGTTGGAAGCAGAACCTTACTACAAGGATAATATTGTTTATACATCAACAGGAAAACCTTTTGCTATCGTGCATCAGTATGATAGGGTTCCTGAATGGAAAGATTATATTTCTAAAAAATATAAACAAGAAGATCCACAAAATTTCTTTATTTACAAAACAAACTGAGGTGATTAATGGCTAAAAAAATTATGATAACTGGTTCTGCCGGTTTTATTGCTCATCATGTAGTCTATTATTTTTTACAAAATACAGATTATGATATTGTCTGTTTAGACAGATTGGATTTTTCTGGTGATTTAAACAGATTGAGTTCAATACTCAAAGATGTTGATACTGCAACTAAGAAAAGAGTCAGTATTGTACACCATGATTTGAAAGCTGAATTCAATGATTACATAATCAATAAGCTAGGTGATGTTAACATCATTTTGCATATGGCGGCCGCATCTCACGTTACTCGTTCTATTAAGTACCCAATGGAATTTATCAATGATAACATTATTGGTACTGCTAATGTACTTGAGTATGCTAGAAAACTAAAAAACTTAGAAAGAATGATTTATTTTTCCACAGATGAAGTTTTTGGTCCAGCAATTGATAATGTTAAGTTTTCTGAATGGGATAGATTCAATGCTTGCAATCCATATTCAGCTTCAAAAGCAGCAGGAGAAGAATTGTGTGTAGCCTATGAAAATACTTATAAACTTCCAATTTACATAACACACACAATGAATGTTTATGGAGAAAGACAAAGTGATGAAAAATACATTCCAATGATTATAAAGAAAATTTATAAGAATGAAAAAGTTATTGTTCACTTTGATAGTAAAACAGGTCTAATTGGAAGCAGATGTTATTTACATGCAGTTGATGTTGCGGATGCTTTGTTATTTTTGATTAACTTGAAAAATCCAAAACAACCAGAGAATCATAGGGGTGGAAATTGTTTCAAATTCAACATCTCAAGTGATGATGAATACGATAATTTGGAGATTGTTAAACTAGTATCCGCATTCATGGGTAAAGATACTTCATATGAAATGGTTGACCCTAGCATTGATAGACCAGGACACGATTTTAAGTATTTGATTTCCGGTGATTATTTGAAATCTTTAGGTTGGACCAAAAAAATTGATTTCACAGAAGGCCTGAAAAAAGTAATAACACATACAATCAATTCTTATTGATAGATTATTTGAAATGGAATAAAATGAAAAACATTAGTATTGTAACAGCATTCTTTGATATTGGTCGTGGTGATTGGTCTATGGATAAAGGTCATCCACACTATTTACATAGAACAACAGACACATATATTGAAAGATTCACACATCTAACTAAGTTAAAGAATGAAATCATTGTAATAACTTCACCTGACATTGCTGAAAAACTTAAAAAAGTAAGTGACAGGATTAAAGTTATTGAATACGATCCATTTACTGAATTTTCAGATGTTTCAAAAAAGATAGTTTCTATCCATAATAATGAAGCTTATAAACGGATGATTGAACCAAGTCAAATTAAAAATCCAGAATATTGGAGTGAGAAATATGTTTTGGTTAATTTGTTGAAATCCACTTTTGTAAATCTGGCAATAGATAAAGGTTTGGTAACAAATGATACTGTTGCTTGGTTAGACTTTGGTTATTGTAGGAGTGAACAAACACTACCAAAAAGTCTTGAGTGGTGTTATGATTTCGATCCAGAAAAGATTCATTTGTTTTCTTATAAAGATTTGAAACCTAATGTATCCTTTAAACAAGTTGTAGTAACCAATGATGTGCATATCTTAGGTGCAAAAATGGTGGCAGATAAAAAACTTTGGCCATTTATGAGAACTAAAATGTTTGAAGCTTTTGAACAACTGTATAGTGAAGGATTGACAGATGATGACCAATCAATGATGTTGATGTGTGCAACTCAATATCCTAATTTATTCCAACAACATAGAATTCCAGACCATCAATTTGGTCTTGATGCTTTTGTAATTTTTAAAAACTTTAACACATTGGAGAAATGATATGGGTGCAACTAGAGAAACATTTAAACACTATAAAAAATTAAAAGATGAAGGTGTTATTGATTTCAGAAAAAACATTAAAGTGATGGAATTGGGAGCTCAAACAATCCATTTCGACGATAAAGGTTATGTTAAAGAATATTTAAAACATCTAGATTTGGATGAAAATCTTTCTGATGGATTTTATTATCACATAAGCAATCGTTCAGCTCACGAAATGATGGGTCACACATATGATTGTATAGATTTGGATCCATTAGATCCAAAATCATACTTCTGGGACTTAAATGTTCAGAGTTGCCCAGAAGAACATAAAAATAAATATGACCTATGTACAAACCATGGAACAACTGAACACTTGATAGGCCAAGCAACGTCTTTTAAACTGATGCATGATTTAACGAAACCAGGTGGAGCTTTGTTAAATGTTTTGCCGTGTATAGATTACAATCACGGATTCTTTTGTTATAATCCTGTTTTCTTTGAAAGTTTGGCCAAATATAACGAGTATAACATAATAGGATTGTATATAAAAGAAAGTTTTGAAGAAGCACCACTCCAAAATTATTTTGAAATGAATAGTATGTCTTTGAGGCCTTGTTATGTACATTGTATTCTACAAAAAACATCAGATAAGGAATTTGTTTATCCTTCACAGATACATATAAATGGTGTGAAATAATCTATTAAATTAATACAACGGAGAAATACTATGAGTGATACAATCACATTTAACACTATGACACAAAATGTTTACAACTTTAGGAAAAGTTCTGGCCACGGGCTAGGTGAGTTAGTTAAACCTATGAAGAACCCTTTTGTTGTTGAAATTGGTTGTTCTGAAGGACACACAACTGAATGGTTACTACAATGTAACCCTGAATTGAAAATTGTTTCTATTGATCCATATGCTAACTATGTTGATTGGAATGGCGTTTCTTTAAACGACCGCCAAGAATTTTTTGAAGAAACAATGCATCGTCTTTCTGGTTATAGTAACCGATTTGAAATGATTAGAGACTATTCCGACAATGTTGTTGATAGATTCGATGATAATTCTGTAGACTTACTTTTCATCGATGGTCTACACACCTATGAACAGGTACTAATTGATTGTCATAACTATTATTCAAAAGTTAAACCTGGTGGTGTATTCTCCGGTCACGACTTTAGAGTTATCCCAGGCGTCAACAAAGCCGTTTTAGAATTTGCAGCTCTTGTTGGTAAAGAAATTTTGGAAACTGAATGTGATGTTTGGTATTGGTACAAATAATGAGTAATGTATTTATTTTAACTTCGGCAATCAACTCTTTTACAAGCATTATATCAATAGAAAACAGATATGAACAAACACTAAAAGATTTGGAATCGATTAGATTAAAAGATAAAAATTCCATAATTGTATTGGCTGAATCTTCTCCAAATCCTGTTCCACAATACATGTTGGATGACTTATCAAAAAAAGTCGATTACTTGTTAATCAACTCAAACATACCTGATGTGGCTAAACTTGGCCAAATGGGCCTAAAGAGTCCGGCTGAAGCATATAGTTTATTTGTGACGATTGATGCTGTTGAAAAAATGAATATACCAAATATTCAGAGAATCTTTAAACTAACCGGTAGGGGTGAGTTAACGGATGATTTTCACATCGAAAATTATGATGATCCAAACTTATTTGGTAAATATGTTTTCAAAAAACGAGGTCCATCTTGGATATCCGATGATTTGCGGGTACTGGACACTAGAATTTTTTCATTCTGCCACAGTATTACTCCAGAAGCAAAAGAATTGATGGGTAAATTGGTAAAACATTGTTTATCCACAACCCGAGACTTGGAACATTGCATTTTAGAATTGGTAGATAAAGAAAAACTTGTTGAATGGGACGTTATGGGGTTTAAATGTCAAATTTCGGCAACCGGTTATATTCAATTTGATTGACTATGTATTCTCCTCAATCTTTGTGGATTTAGGAGTTTGAATTAAAAAGTTGTATAAATAACTGATGGTAACCAGAGTGTGTTACAATTCTAAGGGCAATCAATGAAAACTTTTATTTCCTTCTTAAAAGAAGAGGCAGAACCAGAAGGTTCGGCTTTAAAACATATTCATCACGCGGAAGACCGTCCATTAATGCACGGTGCCGAAGGTTTTGAACATGCACATGGTGCTTTGATGCAAGCTCACGAACACATGAAAGCCAAAGCAAACAGCAGTAATTTGACCATGAAATACGATGGTTCACCTGCAATTATCTTTGGACACCACCCAAAAACAGGTAAATTCTTTGTCGCAAGTAAATCCGCGTTCAATAAGACACCAAAAATCAATCACACAGAAGCTGATGTTGACAAGAACCATGGCCACGCACCAGGACTTGCATCAAAACTTAAAGCTGCTTTGAAACATTTGCCAAAAGTCACACCAAAACATGGTGTTTACCAAGGCGATATGATGCATTCCTCAGAGGATTTACACCACCATGACTAAAAAAGTATCATTTACTCCAAATACAATCACATACACCGCACACGGTGATGAGGCTAAAAAGATTGGTGCATCTAAAGTCGGCGTAGTAGTCCACACAAAATATCATGGTTCCGACATTAGTAATATGTCCGCACACCATGATGTTGACCTACACAACTTTAAACAGCACAAAGATGTTCACCACCACGGCGCAGGACATGACACAGCAAAAGTTGATTACCCAGTACACGCTCAGGATGAATTTCACAAGCACATGGCTGCGGCAAAAGAAATCCATGACACACATGGTGCAAAAATGTATCCTGCAACCTCCAAGCACAGAGGTGAAAATACTCATTTAACGACCTATATCAACAAAACCGTTGACACAGGCGAAGTTCCAAATGTCACAGGATTGAAGAATCACATCAAGTCTCAACACGCCAAGATGGCAGATAAAGTCAAAACAGATGCGTCAAAGAATGCAAAAACTGCTGCAGGACAAGAACATATCGACCATATTGAGAAAAATAAAGAGCATTATCAGAATCTTTTGACGATGCACCACCATTTAGCACAAGCTAAGAATACTCTAGTTAAACATCTAGAGGGCCACGAAGGCCATTATGAACACCACATCAGCGGTGTTAAATCTAAACCCGAAGGATTTGTGGTTCATCATACTCCAGAATCTGGAAAATCTGAACCAACAAAGCTAGTAAATAGAGCAGAGTTCGCAAAACAAAACAGACTAAAGGTGAGAAAATGATTTCTCTACAGAGAAAAATTTGGTTGGATAGAGCTGGTCTAATGGAACAAATTGGTCCATTAGATGAAGCACAAAGTGGTGTGAGTTATAATGATGAACACGCTCATGCCAATATATGGAATCACATGGTTGGCAAAGGAATTGCTCATGATAAGCCTTCTATGATGAAAGAATTAGAAAAATCAAAAAACGATAAAACTCATCCTTTACATTTCAACAATGCTGAGGATAAAGGTTTCACCGGCGGCAAAAAAACAAAAGAAGCAGAACATAGTTATCATTCAGAACATGAAACAGCAGTACATACAATTCATGCACTAGCCAATCATCCAGATTTCAAAAAAGCAATAAAAGAAAAACATAAAGCAAAAGTTATGGGTGGTGATAGAGGAACTGTTACGGATACATGGAAAAAGCATGGAGCGACTAAAGGTGCAACATCTAAAGCTGATGTTTCAATCCATAATCCTAATGATAATAATCATTCAGGAATTAGACTTTCAATGAAAAAGGGCGGCGGTTCACAATTAATGTCAGGTGGACCAGAAGAAAATAATGCAGTACATGACCATGCTGCGAGAGAAATGTTAAACAACCATCCAAAATATAAAAATTTACCGCAAAAAAAGAAAGATGAAATCCATTCCGGTATTATGAAAGATATGGGTTCGGTGGCTAAACATTTAAATTCTATGAAAACTTCTTCTAGGTCAGAAATGGAACATCATCGTGATGAAGCTCAAAAAGCTATGAATTCAGCTCACGATAGACATCCTGAATTGAACCATTTTGTTAGAAAAGAAGCTACTACAGGTGAAGGTAAATTTGGAAAAGGTTCAGCTCAAGCAGCTTCTCATTTAGTAAAATCATCAACTGCGGGTAAAGAAGCAAAAGTTTCACATGTGGATCAACAAAACTATGAAGGACCTCGTCCTAGAATTGCACTACCTAAGGGTGAAGGAAGATCCGGAAATGTAAAATCGGACGAAAGGGCATAAAAATGATAGATAGACAAAAACAAATTTATTGGGAAAGAGCTGGCATAGAAGTCGATGAAGATGGTATACCAATCCTTTCTGAGGGTCGAGGTAAAATTTCTGCGTCAGGTGCAGATGCTGAAGCTCATGTAAAAAAGTACATACTACCACATGTTGGTTCAAAAACTCCTACTCACACATTAGCTTCTGAACATGATGATTTACCTAAAGGTTCTTCGGTAAAAATTCATGGTGTTGAAAAACATTATAATCTTGTTACGGGTAAACATCAAACTCATGTTCATGTTGAAGATGAAGTTGGTAATCACCACACAATGCTTGCTTCAAAGTTGCATAAGCCAGGTGAAGCTCCAGAAAACAAAGGGCATGACTATGAGAATAAATTTGTTGCAAGATTAAAACATCATGGAGTTATGCCACATCATATGTCCGGTGCAGGTTCTACTGGCGGTACAGATTTTGCTGTCGAAAATAAGAAAAAAGGTAAATTCCACGCAGGTTCAGTTACAGGCGGATTACTTAACGGTGAAACAAAGAACGGTGTTACCGCTGCAATGGGTCAATTGACAATTCACCATACAAAAGAAAAAGGTTGGCATGTTGGTGATGCAGCCAAAAAGAAAAGACCTGAATATGCAAAACATATTGAAAAATCAGGTATTCTTGACCACATGAACAAACATGAACCACATCCTGATAAGGCAGTTTCAACAGAATCTGGTCGTGCTAAAACTATTGAAATTAAACATCCAAATCTACATCCAGCAGAAGGTTATCTAAAAGACCATCATGTACACGTATTGCAAGTTGGTGGCCACGGTACTTATAGAGTTGGTGAACATGATGAAACAGGTCATGGCCTGCCTAAAATTTCAGGCAAAGGTGTCTGGAGAATTAGAGAAAAACAAAAAGGTAATAAATCAGCTCGTACAGTAGCTTTCCATCCAGATGGTAAAAAAGGTCTAAATCACAGTCACGTTAATTTAGACCACGATGAACATATGGAAAAATTCAAAAAAACTTTGGGCCACACAAACTAAATGAAATCCTTTTTAGAAGTTATACAAGAAAAAGCATCTGGTGATGTTCACCATGTAATGTCCTTTGGTCGGATGAATCCTCCGACTACTGGTCATCTAAAGCTTATAGACAAAGTAAAAGAAGTTGCAAAAAAACAACATGCGGATCATTCCGCTGTGGTTGTTTCACATTCACAGGATTCAAAAAAGAACCCACTTTCTTCTCAACAGAAGATTAAACACCTGAAAAGATATTCGCCTGGTACACATTTTGAAGCTTCTTCTAAAGAGAAACCAACTTTTCTACAACACGCAGCTGAATTAAATAAAAAAGGTGTGACACACTTGCACATGGTTGTTGGTTCTGACCGCGTGAAAGAAATGCACGACAAGTTACACCAATACAATGGAAATCATCCTGGAGCTCTGTATCATTTCAAGAAGATAACTGTTCATTCTGCGGGACAAAGAGATCCTGACGCAGAGGGTACAGAAGGAATGTCTGGCACCAAGATGCGTGAACATGCCAAGAATAGTAACTTCGGAGAATTCCGTAAAGGTGTTCCCTCTCATGTACCTGAACACCATGCAAAAGAATTGATGCATGATGTCCGCAAAGGAATGGGATTACATGAAGATTACAGTTATGGCCGCCACAAAGCAATCTTTGTAACTGGTGGCCCTGGTTCTGGTAAAGACATTATCGTTCGTGAATGTATTGCTTCACAAAAAATTGTTGAACATAATTTCCAACAAGTTGTTGATATTCTAAACGATAAACACAAACTTGCAATGAGATCCATGAGTCCAAAATTCGAATCCATACGCACCCGCGCACCATTGATTATCAATGGACCGGCAGATGATTTGGAGAAGATTGGTCAAATCAAGGAAGAATTGGAAGATTTGGGTTACAAGACAATGATGGTCTTTGTAGATACAACCAATTCAGTCAGTCAAGAAAGAAACACATTGTTGTCCAAGATGATGATGGAATCTATTCGCCAACAAAAGTGGGAAAAAGCACAAAATAATGCTGAACAACTTTCAGAAATGTTTACTGATTTTGTAAGATTTGACAATTCCGGTGACTTAGAATCTAAAGAAGAAGATATTACAGAAACTTACAAACTAACAAAAGAGTTCCTGTCATCTAGTTCCATCATCGAATCTCTACAGAATGGAAATCGTTTCAGGGGTTTGTATGAAAGTTCTAAGATTAAAAAAGTTAAAATTCTAAAAGATAATAACAGTCCTTTTATGCAAGCTCAATATAAGATGGGTAAACAA